CCAACAACTGGATATCAGCAAGTATATTTAAGTGATATAAAGCCAGCAAATATCATTACTCCAACAACAGATGCACGTTGGGTTAAAGCAAGATATACAAGCAAATCTGGCTTATACGGATCTTATTCAAACGCTGTAAAGGTAACCCCTACTAACCCAATATCAGTAGACCTTATTCCTCCATCAGAAGTTTCCTCTGTTTCAGCAGCATGGTCAGGTGATAACATAGTAGTTAGCTATACCTTGCCATCAACAGATGCTGGAATAAGATTTCAGGTAGCATTAACAGCACCAAACTCTTCTGTTGGATACTTCTATGCATTCCCATCTGGAACATCTCTTAATCAAACATATACTATAACTAAAGCAGACCTATTTACACAGTTTGGATCTCACTACTCGTCATATACTGGCGTATTTAAAAGTATTGATGCAGCAGATAATAAGTCTAACGGTATTGCATTTACTGTTGCACAAAGAGCTAACCCTCTTTTAGGTATTACTCCAACTTTTACAACTACAGCTCTTGTAAATGGATATAGCGTATCCTATACGTTACCAGCAGGTGCTGTTTATGCAGAGGTTTATCAAAAATATACTTCGTGGTCTGGAGTAACTCCATACGATTCATTTACTGGAACCTATGCTTCTGGGGGAGCATCTGGAACCAATACTGTAACATTATCAAATGTTCTTTCTAATAAAGGTGTTTCTGTAACTCCACTAACTGGGTTTATAGTTATTGGAACTGGTATTCCAGAAAATACCTACATTACGGCAGTATCTGGAAATCAAATAACAGTTAACAATAATTTTACAGCACAGGTATCTGGATCAATAACAGGATATGGAATAGTATATTCTGGAACAAGCCCAGCAAATATATCTTCTACTCTATATCAAAATACATATTTGCTTGTTAGATATTATGATGATTTTGAAAATCCTTCAAATTATTCTGCAGAACAGATTGTTGTCCCACTTTCTCCAGTCACAGTAGACATATCTGGTCCTGGAGATGTATCAACTGTTAATACTCCAACTAGCGGAATAGATACTTCTGGAACTTTAGGTTTTAATGGGTATATAAATTTAACATGGACAGCAGTATCAGATACTACCCTTCGTGGATATAGAATTAGATTTACTACAGATACAACAAATCCAGTTTATTCATATGTCGATTATCCTATTGATCAGACTAACCCACCAACTGGCACATTGTCATATAAGCTTGCAGGTTTAGCTGTTGGTGCAACATATAAATTGGCAATTGCTACTTATGATGAATATAATAATACCTCATCTAGCTATGTCTCTTTTACAGACACAGCAATATCTGGTACACCAGCAATAACTGACTATATAACTGCTGGTAATTTTCAATTTGGCCAAGGGGTAGATCCAACCAATACAACTGGAATAACTGGAACAAAGCGTGGATTATTTTTTGATGATAGCAATTATTGGTTCTTAAATGCATCAGATAGTGCAAGACTAAAGGTTGGCGGATCAACAAGCAACTATCTTCTTTGGAATGGCACTAAGTTTACCGTAGACGGAGATATAACCGCAAGAGGCGGATCATTCTCAGGAAATATTGCATTAACTACATCAGGAGCATCTATCTATAGCGGTGATGTTACAACAAGTCCAGGAAATCTTACAGGCGATGGATTTATTTTTAACAAAGATGGGCTTTTAATTCGTAAGGGTACTAACCAAGTATCTCTTGATACAACCAATGGAGCCATAACTGCAAATAATGGAAATATAGCAGATTGGGTAATTCATACTACTAAAATAGAAAAATTAGATCCAACAACTACCAAATATGCTGGACTATCGTCTACAGGATTTTATAAATTTTGGTCTGGAAGCACATCTGCTGGAGGAGATGCCACACAGTTTGCTGTGGATAGAACTGGAAAGTTATATGCAAGTTCTGCACAAATATCTGGTGGAACTTTAGATGTTGGTCCAGCGGCACCTAATGGATTTCATGTTAATGCATCTGGACAACTTACTGCATCTAGTGTAAATTTACAAGGCGCAATAGAGGCCTCCTCTGGAAAAATTACTGGCAATTTCCAGGTAGAGTCTGGATCATTTTATACTGGAACAAGCCCAACAAACACTAGTGTTATTATTAATGATAAAGGATTAGCGTCTATAGGTTCAACAAACAATACATTAACTGCAATTGTAAATACACCAATAAGTTCTGGAAACATTCCAATTGGTGACAATCCAGCAGTTGGCTCATTGCCTACAGCCATTACATTTTTTACTAAGGCTGCATTAATAGGTGGGTGGGTAGTAAATGACACATCTATAAGAGATAGATCAGAGCAATTTATTTTACATTCAACAGATAAAAGAATATCTATAACTGGTGTAATAGATGTATCTACTAATTACCGTGTAAGATTTGGAACAGATTTAACTGGTTCTGGTAGTGGAACAGTTAATATTTTTGAAGCTGGTGTAGATGGACAAACACCTAATTTTTATATAACAAGGGGTGGTATATTAAATGCTGTTGGTGCTGTAATTAATGGAAATATTACTGCAACAACAATGACTTCAACAGGTAATTTTAGTTTTGCTGGTGGACTATTGTCAGGAACTGCAACAACTCTTACATTAAATGGTGGAGAAATTCAATTTTCTAATTTTGGAGATTCTACTTTAGAAAGCGATAACAATAACTTTGCGGGAGATCCAACAATAACAATTAATACATCTGGTAAAATGACTCTAGGAAGAAGATTTATATATAACGCAGGAGTTACTCCAACTAACGCAAGCATAACTAGCTGGGGAACTGGGGTACATGCTGGCAAACAACAGGGAAATTTTGCTTATCAAGGGGGTAGCCCAATAACAGTAAAATCTGGAGATGTTATTATGGTGAGAGAATGATATGGCAGCTAATTGGTATAGGATAAATTCTAACGGTACGTTAGCAAGACTAAAAGCAATATATAGAGTTAATTCTAATGGTACTCTGGCAAAGTTAAAAACTATTTATAGGCTAAATTCTAATGGAACATTAGCAAAAGTATTTGGCAGCATAGATGCTCCATCTGCTACAACATCTCCAACACTTACAAATCAGGTATCATCTACAACTAATTTTTATGGTGGAGATACCTTAACTCTTACTAGGGGTGCATATACAAATACCACAGCAGATTCAGATACTACATATAGAATGAGAATTTACAAAGGAACAGATTCATCTCTTACTTTAAATGATACGAATTGGATTGTTGTAGCATCAGCAAATTATACTGGAGCTAATTCAACATCTTCTACCACACTTACATATTCTTTGACAGATGCAGATGCAAAAGCTGGTTATTATTTAGTTGGAGAAGTGCGGGTCAATAACGATGCAAATACTGTAGGATCAACCAACTACGATTTTCAAACAGCCAGTAGAGTTTTGTCTAGAATATCATTTACTGTTAGTGCTTTAACAGTAACTCCCACAGATCGTGGTGGAACTTTTTCTTGGACAGTTGGAGGAGTTGCTGATTCTACATTTATAGACAGTCAAACTTTAACAATAAGGTTAACTGGCCCAACAGGTACAATAAAAAAGACAGTATCAATAGCGCCAGGAACAACTACTACTACTGTATCAGATTCAGTTAATATAAGCCCTTCAACACTATATTATGCAATTATAGAAGTGGTTGCAAATGATGGATGGAAATCTACTGCTACTCCTAATAAACTATCAGATGATGAATACTTTAATACTATTTCTGCTTCTCCAGTTAATACTGTTGCGCCAACTATTGGCCCATTAAATAACAGAGGATTTTTACCAGTAAGTACAACGTTAACTGCAACGCAAGGAACATGGAGTAATGTTTCTGGTACTACAACATACGCATATGACTGGTATAAAGAAGACTACGTAAGTGGAGCTTTAAGCAATACTGGATATACAGGAAACACACAAACATATAGTGTTTCTGACGCATTAGATTATATTTTTGTTAGAGTTAAAGCAACTAATACAGATGGTGGCATTGGAACTGCTTTATCAACCTCATATACATTAGATCAAGCAGTAGCTGTTGGAACAATAACTCCAACCACAGTAAATCAAGGAGTATCAAATAATTTTACATTTAATATCAGTCACTATCCTACTAGTTATATAATAAACTGGGGAGATGGCACATCAAATTATTCTTCTGGGGCAATTGCTTCAAATACATCAACTGTAAATGCGAGTGTCGCACACACATACAGCACTGGTGGAACATATACGATTACTGTAACTGCAGAACCAGGTGGAAAAACAAATACAGCTACAATTACTGTTAGTGCTCCTATTAGTATTGGATTTGACGCTAATGGAGGTACACTATCTTCTGGCCCTGGAAATGGGCTATCTTCTTATACATATACTGGAGCAGTTGGAACTAGTTTTACTGCACCATCTGCAACAAGAACTCATTATGCTTTGAGTACATGGAGATCTCCATTAAGTGGCGGAGATCCATATTTTTTAACTGCAGGTACTAACTATACTTATGGTGTATCAATTGGAACAGAAATTAGTAGAACATTTTTTGCAATATGGACTGGTAATACATACACTGTTTCTTATAATTACAATGGAGGATCTGGACCTACTGCTTCAAATTCAGCAGTATATCCAGGATCAGTTACATTACCAACTCCAAACTCTAGATCTGGATTTACCTTTAATGGCTGGTATACAGCAGCTAGTGGAGGAACATATGTTGGAACTTCAGGCGGATCTTATTCTCCAACATCAAATATAACATTATATGCACAATGGTCTGCAATCACATATACAGTAACCTGGAATGCAAATGGTGGAACAGTCTCTCCTACTTCCAGTACATTTAATGCTGGAGGATCTGTTGTAGCACCAACACCAACAAGATCTGGATATTCATTCTTATATTGGAGAGATACTCCATCATTAGATTTTACTTATTCAGTAAACGCTGGAGCTACATGGTTCCCACCATCTCAAAATATAACAATGTATGCTAGATGGTCACTTATCACTACAACAACCACAACTACAACCACAACTACGACTACCACTACCACTACAACCACTACGACTACAGCTGGTGGATCATTTAAAACATGTACATCATTTGATGTGGCTATTGCCTGCTGCGGAAGCACTGGATGTAATAATGGACCTCAGTTCTGTTCAAGCGGTGCTGCATGTAGTGCTAATGCCGTAAATAGATGTTTTTATCCAGATGGTTGCGCTTAATACTCTTATGTGGTATACTTTTAAGGAGGTAGAAAATGTTAACAGATAAACACATAGAATTTGTTCCAGGCAATGATTTTGTTAATGGAGTAAAGGGTGTCCCAATTGTTTGGGTCATTGATGGGCAATGCCTATACGATCTTCCAGTATGGCAAGAATATCAAGATATGTTTTTTAATAGTGATGAAGTGATAGATATTTCTTCCGAATACCCAGAACATGATGGGATAACTGTTAGATTTATTAAAGATGGAAACATTGTAAATGAATTGCAAACAACAGAGTATTTTGGAAGCATCCTATTAAGTAATCCGTTAGTATTAAATTTAGGAGATTATGCCTACGGCAGATATGTAATTTCTCCAAATGCACAATTTGACGGAGAAAAATTTATTATAACAAACCGTGATGTAATTGGATTGCTGCCGTGGCATCCATCTCATCCTAGAGCAGGAGAGTTTTAATGTCATCTCCTTGGCAAAAATATAAAGAAAAAAATGGGGTAACTCCATTAGATCTTTTAAATCCAAGAACCAAACAGGCACCAACAGATTTATCTGACATGAGATATGACGCATGTTTAAAATGTCCTGAGCTTATTCAAGCAACAAAGCAATGTAAAAAATGTGGATGTTTTATGAATATCAAAACTAAGTTGGAATCAGCAAAGTGCCCTCTTGGTAAGTGGTAATGTCAAGCATATTTGTTCAAATAGCATCATATAACGATGATGAATTATCAAAGACTGTACAAGACTGCATAAAACAAAGCTCTGGAGATAATGAAATATTCTTTGGCATACATGAATGCTATATAGAAAATAAAACAGAATTTAATATTGATAATGTTAGAATACAATATTCAAAGGCTCCAGAAAATCTGGGTGTTGGTGTTGCTAGATATTTAGCCAATAAGCTTTATGATAACGAAGACTATTATTTACAAATTGATTCTCATACAAGATTTAGAAAAAACTGGGATCAAATAATTATTAATAATTTAAACAGATATACAGAAGAAGGCAATGATTGTATATTAACAGGATACCCGCCAGGATATTGGTATGACCAAGAAAGAAATGAGATTTTAGATTTAGATGCCGAAACCACATTAATTAAAATAAAAAAATGGTTTGAAATTGAAAGATTTAAAGAAAAAAGAATAATGAGCCAAGAGGGGGTTCCTTTCAATACCTCATATTGCTCAGACTCCGTATCTGCTGGATTTATTTTTGGAAGGGGAGAGATTCATAATGTTAAGCAGCATCCCTCAATATTTTATTTTGGAGAAGAGTTTTTAAGGGCTGCATCTTTTTATACACATGGTTATAATTTAATAGCTCCAGACATTCCCGTAGTATTTCATTTATATGGTATAAACTCAAGCAGGATACCTTGCTGGGAGACATATCCACAAGAAACATCTAAGCTTGAGGAAATATCTGTAGCTACAATAAAGTCACTATTATCCAATTATGACAAAGATCCTACATATAGCACATGGATGGGCAATAAAAGAAGCTTAGAGATGTATGGCAGATACCTTGGTCTTAACTTTAAGCATGGTACAATATACTAGGAGGGTAAAATGACAACATTAACCAATGAAGATAAGATTTCTATTATTAATCAGCATAAAAGAAATCTAGAATATAGTAAGTATAATGTAGAGATAACAATTTTAGAAGAAAACTCTGCAAATAATCCTAATCAGGACACCCTAACTTCATTAAATAATCAAATTGAAGAAATTAGTAAAAAGATTTCTGTATTAGATGCAGAGATATCTAAGTTAGAATAGGATAGAGTAATAATGGAAAAAGCAGAATTAGTTATTACTGCATTACAGCAACGCATAGGGGAAATAGTATCTAACTATGAAACCCAAGTTGCTATTTTAAGGGCAGAAATAACAACACTAATAAATGAAAAAAAGCAAAAAGATTTAGAGGTAGAAAAATACTCTGAAGAAATTGCTGCAAAAATAGGAATTGAAAACCCAGAATAATGCTATGTAAAAAATGTGGTGGTAGAGTATTTATAGATCGTCAATATAGTACTATTGACCACATGGAAACATTCTGTATTCTTTGCGGAAAAAGAACTTTTTTTCATCCACCGTCTCAGTCTTTGGAGGGAAGATGGCTACTGGAAAAGGAAAAATCCAGAGTCAAGAATACAATGACGAGCCTGTAATAAAAGCCAATAAAAAAATTTGGTTTTTAAATGGAGACTTAGTTAGACTTCATCACAGTTCTCGATCAACTGGAATGGTTACTGTTTACAATATTACAAAAGACAGACTGGAAACTTGTCTACGTTCTGATTTTAGAAAAAATAGACAAAGAGCGTATACTGTAGCAGATACAGCAAGACTTGTCAATAGGCACCGTAAATATTTTCCAACTTTAATAAAGAATGGAACTATCCCGCCACCAACTGGAGCAAAAATTAATGGTGAGCGTGGATGGCAAATAAGATCCTATTACTCTGAGTCACAAGTAAAAGAGATTCGTGATATACTAGCAAGCATACATCATGGAAGACCAAGAAAAGATAATTTAATAACAAACAATATGACTCCTACAGCGCAGGAGTTGACACGAAAAACTGGTGATGGTATACTTGTTTACACAAGAACAGAAGACGGCAGGTTTATTCCTGTTTGGGGAGAGAGCATTAATTAGCCTATGAAGGAGGCAGTGGTGGAAGAAAGAAATGATACAAAGGTATCCGTAACTTTAGGATATACTCTTAATTTGGGAAATTTCCAATCTTTGCGTGTAGATCTAGGAGTTGTAGATTATACTCGTGATGGAGAGACTACTAACGATGCAATGGATCGTGTATATGCTTTTGTTGAAAGCAAAGTAGTTGAAAAAGTACAAGAAGCAAAAGCTGAAATTGTAGAAGAGTAAATATGGCTGATCGCAAAGACCGAATGGCTTTGCTCAGTCGCTACAATAAGCTTCATTTGCAGAGATACGAGCAAAAGTCTAACCTCAATCTTAATGTTGAGCAATGGGCTGCTGATGCGCTGGTAGAATCCTACGGCATCAAGGCTTGCTACGATTTACTAGATTATTATTTTGGGGTAGCACAAACCCCCACATGGAGCTTTTTTGCTTATAATGCACAAGAGATTTTAAATGGCAGAGATGCTACAGAAAAAGATATACTAGAAAGACAAGAGCGTAGAGAGTTGGCTAGGAAGTGGCTAAGTGAATAATTCAGAATCAAAATTAATATCAGCAGTATTAGAAGATAAGCAGGTACATGTTCTTTTACAAGCCAATATTGACTCAATGCTTAGAACACATGGAGACGTATGGAATTTTATAAAACGGTATACAGAAAGTAATGGAACTGTACCGCCAGTATCTCTTGTTGTAGAAAAATTTAGAGACTTTGCTCCATCACAAGGAGTAGGATCTACAAAGCACCATCTTGAAGAATTTCAGGCAGAATATTTAAATGATAGCCTTAAAGATATTATCCGTAATGCTGCTACAGATGTACAGGGTGGCCAAGGTGTAAAAGCACTTGAACAGTTAATTACTAAAACCTCTGAGTTAAAAAAGAATACATCTGCTATTCGTGATATTGATGCAACAGATATTCAGTCTGCAATTACATATTTTGAAAATGTTAAGAAGCAGCAAGAACTTGGCAAGATTGGAATTAAAACAGGCTTGCCAGGGTTTGATAATTACCTCCCTTCAGGAATTATGCCAGGTCAATTGGGGATTTTCTTGGCATATCCAGGTATTGGCAAATCCTGGCTTGCTCTTTACTTTGCCGTACAGGCATGGAAACAGGGCAAAACTCCAATGATCATAAGTCTTGAAATGTCTGAGACAGAAGTTCGTAATCGTGTTTTTGCGATTATGGGCGAAGGTCTTTGGTCACATCGCAAGATTTCAAATGGGGATATTGAAATAGATATGTTGAAGAAGTGGCACGAAAACAAAATTGAAGGGAAGCCACCATTTCATATTATTTCTAATGATAGTGGTGGAGAAATTACTCCATCTGTTATTCGTGGAAAGATTGATCAGTACCGTCCAGACTTTGTGATTGTAGACTATTTACAACTAATGGCACCAAACCAGAAGTCTGATAATGAAACGGTACGTATGAAGAATCTTTCTCGTGAACTTAAACTAATGTCTATTAGCGAAGAGGTTCCCATTATTGCAATTTCTTCTGCAACACCAGATGATGTTACTAATATGAGCACAGTTCCAACTCTAGGACAAACTGCTTGGTCACGCCAGATTGCTTATGATGCTGACTGGGTTTTGGCACTTGGTAGGGCAGCCAATAGTGATATAATTGAATGTGCGTTTAGAAAAAACCGTAACGGATTTATGGGAGACTTTTTAATACAGGTAGATTTTGATAAAGGATATTATAGATACAAAGATTATGAAGACAAAAAATAACGATATATACACATCACAACAAATACAAAGAGTACTAACAGGCGCAGGAATAGATATAGAGGCTGAGTACGGTACTGATTATATAATTTTTTGTCCTTATCATAACAATAACAGAACCCCTGCTGGAGAAGTATCAAAAGAGTCTGGACTATTCTTTTGCTTTGGTTGTCAAACAACTAAAAATCTTATTGAATTAATTATGCATATGACTGGTAGATCTTATTTTGAATCTATCAGATATATTAAGAGTAAAGAAATTGAGACTAATTTAGAAGATGTTGTTAATAAAACTCTTTATGCTGCCCCAGATTTTGTACAATATGATGAGCTTCTTATCAAGAGACTAGCAAAGCAGGCGGTAGATAGTCCAAGAGCAACATCATATTTTTCAGGAAGAAGAATAACAGTAGACTCAATGATTAAGTTTGATCTTGGTTATTCTGAAAAACAAGATTCCGTAACTGTACCCATGCATTCTCCAGATGGTATGTGTATTGGATTTGTTGCAAGAACGGTAGAAGGAAAAGAATTCAAGAACACACCAGGATTACCAAAGAGTAAAATATTATTTAATTTGCACAGGGTAAAGTCTTCTAGTACAGTATATGTAGTAGAGTCTTCTTTTGATGCAATCAGATTAGATCAGGTAGGTTTACCCGCAGTTGCCACGCTGGGGGCTAATGTTTCATCAAGCCAGATGAAGTTATTAGAAAAGTACTTCACAAATGTTGTGCTTGTGGCAGACAATGATGAAGCAGGCTCAATTATGGCTGACCGCCTAATTGAGAAATTAGGGTCACTAGTTACAGTAGTTAAATTAGATAAACAATATAAAGATATAGGCGATATGAATGATGATGCTATTAAACAACTAGAATACTCATTTGACAACTCTATCATTGCTATGCTAAAATAGAAAAACTTATATAAGGAGAAAATAATGGCAATAGTTAAAGGGCTTAAGAACATCAACGCATTAGTTGAAAAGCCAAAATATGAAAGCGCAGGAACAAAAGTTCGTTGGGTTAAACTAGCGGATGGACAAGCAGCAAAGATTCGTTTTGTTAACGAACTTGATTCTGACTCAGCAAACTATAACGAAGATCGTGGTCTTGCAGTTGTTGTTTCAGAACATACAAATCCAAAAGACTATAAGCGCAAGGCAGCATGTACTCAGGAATCTGAAGGTCGTTGCTTTGGTTGCGAGATGGCACGTAAAGAACCCAAGAGTGGCTGGAGAGCACGTCTTCGTTTCTACACCAATGTCCTAGTTGACGATGGTACTGAAGATCCATACATTGCAGTTTGGTCACAGGGTATCAGCAAGCAGTCAGCATTTAATACAATTCGTGAGTATGCACTTGAAACAGGAAGCATCTCAAATCTTACATGGAAGCTAAAGCGTAATGGTCAGGGTACTGAAACCAATTACACACTAATTCCATCTACTCCAGATACTGAACCATATAAGTGGGAAGGTAAAGAGTATTTTAATCTAGAAAAGGTAGTTCGTGAAGTTCCATATCCAGAGCAAGAAGCATTTTACTTTGGATTTGACACTCCATCAACAACTGCTACCAACATTGATTGGTAATAGATGAATTACGTTGGGCTTCATGTCCACACCCATTATTCTTTAATGGATGGTGTGGCAACTCCGCAGGAATATGTAAACAGAGCAGTTGAACTTGGTATGCAAGCAATTGCTATAACAGATCACGGAACTTTGTCTGGACACCGTGAAATGTATCGTGCTGCGAAAGAAGCTGGTATTAAACCAATTCTTGGCATAGAAGGCTATATGACAACAGATATGGCTGACAAGAGGGCAAAGGCAGACCGCACTGACCCACTTGATCAAAATTATCATCATATAGTTCTTCTAGCCAAGAACCAACAAGGTTTAGAAAACCTAAATAAAATTAATGAAATTGCTTGGACTGATGGATTTTTTAGTAAGCCAAGATTTGATTTTGAGACACTTGCAAAATATAAAGAAGGTATCGTTGTAACCTCTGCTTGTCTCAGTGGCTGGATTGCCAAGGCAGTAGAGTTAGATGAACTTGCTATTGCAAAGAAGCATGTAGCATGGTTTAAAGAAACATTTGGCGATGATTATTATATTGAAGTAATGCCACACAACCCTGAAAGAGTAAACAAGGGGTTAATTGATTTAGCAAAGTCAATGGGCGTAAAGATTGTAGTTACACCAGACTGTCATCATTCAGATACCAGCCAAAAAGAAATACAAGAATTGATGCTCATCCTAAATACCCATGCAAAATTGCAAAAAGATGTTACATACGAAAAGTCTAAGAAGCATAAAGATATGATGGATAGGCTTGATTATTTGTATGGCGCAGATCGTCAAATGTCTTTCCGTTCTTTTGATATTCACCTGCTTTCATATGAAGAGATGAAGGTTTGTATGGCAAAGCAGGGTATAGAAAATGAAGAAATGTTTAATAGCACTAATGAGATTATGAATAAGGTGGAAGACTACGATATCAAGTCTGGTCTTAATTTGCTGCCAGTTCAATACAGAAATCCAGGAGATGAGCTAAAGAAACTTGCTTTAGAAGGTTTGAAAGAGCGTGGACTAGATAGCAATGAAGAATATTTAAATCGTCTTGATGAAGAATTAAAGATTATTGGAGAAAAGAATTTTGAGCCATACTTTCTAGTTGTTCGTAACATGCTTAACTGGGCAAAGAAGGAAGGCATCATGGTTGGTCCAGGTCGTGGATCCTCTGCTGGTTCTTTGCTTTGCTACGCAATTGGAATCACAGATATTGATCCAATCAAACACGGACTCTTGTTCTTCCGATTTATTAATCCTGAGCGTAATGACTTTCCTGATATTGATTCAGATATTCAAGACTCACGTCGTGATGAAGTAAAAGATTATCTAGTTAGACAGTATCGCCATGTTGCTTCTATTGCTACATTCTTAGAATTCAAAGATAAAGGTGTTGTAAGAGATGTTGCTCGTGCACTTAATATTCCTTTGCCAGATGTTAATAAAGTTCTTAAAACTGTAGATACATGGGACGATTTCTGTACGTCAAGAAATGCAGAATGGTTCCGTGATAAGTATCCAGAGGTTGTTGCTCTTGGAGACCAACTTCGTGGTCGTATTCGTGGAACAGGAATACATGCTGCGGGTGTTGTTACAAGTAAAGAGCCAATCTTTAAATATGCTCCATTGGAAACTCGTAGTGTAACTGGATCAGATGATCGTATGCCAGTTGTGGCGGTAGATATGGAAGAAGCAGAGCGTATTGGTCTAATTAAGATTGATGCTCTTGGATTAAAAACACTTAGTGTTCTAAAGGATACACTTGATATTATTGAAGAAAGATATGATAAAAAGATAGATCTTCTTAATATTGATATGGATGATAAAAATGTTTATCAGATGCTTTCTGACGGTTATACAAAAGGTATCTTTCAATGTGAAGCAACTCCATACACAAATCTACTTATAAAGATGGGTGTAAAAAATCTTGCCGAACTTGCTGCTTCTAACGCCTTGGTTCGTCCAGGTGCTATGAATACTATTGGAAAAGACTATATTGCTCGTAAACATGGTCGTCAAAATATCAACTATCTACATCAAATTTTAAAGCCATTTACAGAAGAAACATATGGGTGTATCCTATACCAGGAACAGGTTATGCAGGCCTGCGTTCAGCTTGGTGGCATGACAATGGCTGAAGCTGATAAGGTCCGCAAGATCATTGGTAAAAAGAAGGATGCAAGAGAGTTTGATGTTTTCAAAGACCAGTTTATCAAGGGGGCTTCTAAGTTTATTGCTCCTAATGATGCTTTGGATTTGTGGCATGACTTTGAAGCACATGCGGGATATTCGTTTAACAAATCACATGCCGTTGCTTACAGTACTCTCTCGTATTGGACGGCGTGGCTAAAATATCATTATCCGCTAGAATTTATGTTTGCCCTTCTTAAAAATGAGAAAGACAAAGATACAAGGACGGAGTATCTAATTGAAGCGAAAAGAATGGGCATTCCAGTTAAGTTGCCTCATATTAATGATTCGGATAAAGATTTTAAAATTGAGGGTAAGGGTATTAGATTTGGACTCTCCGCTATTAAGTTTATTTCTGATACTATTGCTGATCGTTACATTGCTGCTAGACCATTTACTTCTTTCAAACAGGTAGAAGAGTTTACTTTTACAAAAGGCAATGGCGTTAATAGTCGTGCTTTACAAGCAATGAATTCAATTGGAGCTCTTACATTTCCAGACAACCCAGCCGATCCAGAGAAGGTTAAGGAAAATCTTTATGAGTACCTTAATCTTCCTGAATTTAATATGCCAGTTCCACAACATTATTATGCGTATATAAATGATATTGAGGAATATGAAGAAAAAGGCGCATTTATTTTAATGGGTATGGTAAAATCAATTAAGAGATCAAAAGGATGGTCAAGGGTAGAGTTGCTAGATAAAACTGGTAGTGTTGGAATATTTGATGAAGAAAATACCACCATTGAGGCTGGTCGTACTTATATTATTCTTGCAAACGATAATAGGGTTGTATCTGCAGTACCTGCTGATGAAATAAAGGACTCTAAAGATCCTCTTGTAAAATTTTTAAATTACAAGATGTTGCCATATAAAGATGATGAGATGTTTGTTGTTTCTTTCAAACCACGCATGACAAAGGCTGGCAAGAAAATGGCATCGTTGACTTTAGCAGATGCTGGTAGAGAGCTACATGCAGTAACAGTATTTCCTACAGCATTCCCAAAGGCTTACATGAATGTTGAAGCAGGAAGTGTCTATAAGTTTAAGTTTGGCAAAACAAAGGACGGCACAGTAATAATGGAGGATGTAGTAAATGTTTGATGAATTAGCAGAAGAAATACATAAAAATGCAGTAGACAAAGGATTTTGGGATAGAACCGCAGACCCTATATTCTTAGCAAAACAAATGATGATGATTGTTTCTGAGGTATCAGAAGCTATGGAAGCTGTTCGTAAAGAAATGGATCCAGAACAAATATCAGATGAGTTTGCAGATATCATTATTCGTACACTTGATCTTTATGCAGGCATGGTAGAGGCAGGATATGTAACAAAATCATTAGACTATGCAATTAAAGAAAAGATGGAACGTAATACGCACAGACCAAAGAAACACGGGGTAAGATTCTAATGACAATAACGGTTGAAGAAGTATTATCACAATTAAATCCTAAGCTAAGAAAAAATATACTTGTTGGTGATGAAGTTCCAAAAACAGAATATGCTGCAACACCAAGTTTTGGATTAAATCGTGCACTAAATGGTGGACTTCCATATGGTCGTCAGGTTCTTATCTGGGGATCTAAGTCGTCTGCAAAATCTTCTTTATGTTTACAGATGATCGGGCTAGCTCAAAAAGAAGGAAAGATCTGTGCTTGGATTGATGCAGAAATGTCATATGATAAAGATTGGGCTGAAAAGCTTGGAGTAGATACATCAAAACTTATTGTTTCTCAGGCAAGAACAATTAATGAAATGGTTGATGTTGGAGTAAATCTTATGGAGGCTGGGGTTGATTTAATTGTAGTTGACTCTATCACATCATTGCTTCCTGCTATTTATTTTGAAAAAGATTCGACAGAGTTAAAGCAACTAGAAAACACAAAGCAGATTGGTGCAGAGTCACGTGATTTTAGTAATGCATGGAAGATGTTAAACTATGCTAACAATAAGGTAAAACCAACACTTCTAGTATTAATATCACAGTCTCGTAATAACATCAATGCTATGTATACTAGCCAACAACCTACTGGTGGTCAGGCTACAAAGTTTTATTCTTCTACTGTTATTAAACTATTTTCATCTGAATCAGATAATCAGGCAATAAAAGGAAAAATACATGTTGGAGACAAACTCATTGAAGAAAAGATTGGTCGCAAAGTTCGTTGGGAATTACAGTTCTCTAAAACTTCGCCTGCCTTCCAAAGTGGTGAGTATGATTTCTATTTTAGAGGTGATAGTCTTGGCATTGATGCTATTGGCGATCTTGTTGATACCGCTGAGCTTGCTGGTTTGGTTTCTAGAACTGGTGCATGGTATCAATTAGAAGATGGAACAAAAGTACAAGGTCGTGATGGATTGGTAAATAGAGTAAGAGAGGACTTGGACTTGCAAGAAGATCTGAGAGCCAAATTATCCAATGTCTGATTTTAACACCTATTCTGGCAAGTTTATATGTAAAACTTGTAAAGAAGAAGTAAAGAGTATTAGGATATATTCAAGTACTGGAAGAGGAACTTGGCTATGTTCTAAAAAACATTTAAGTGAAGCTGAAGTTTTTCAGGTGGGGTATAAAAAGAAAAAGGACTATGAGCGAAAAGAACGAAAGTAAAAGAATAGGTGCTAAGCAGCATAAAAATTCTGGTAGAAATACCCAGAAGGGTGATGCTACTTGGAGAAACTTTGTTGTTGATTTTAAAGAATCTTCTAAGTCTTTTACAATTAATAAAGACGTTTGGGCTAAAGCAGTCACAGACTCAATAAAAGCAGGCACTGATAAATCTCCAGCAATAGTAGTAATACTAGGAGAGGGAAATAAGAAAACTCGTCTTGCTATAATAGAATTTGATTTATTAGATCAATTAACGTGGGAGGTAGAAAATGGAACAGGCACAGCCAAATAAGACAACTCTTGAGATGGTTAATGGACTATCTGAAATAGCAGAGTTTATGAACGATGAGGATCTGACTACTGCCTTAACTATGATTGCAAAACTTATAATTAAGCCAGATATTCCACCACAGGTGGCAAGTTTAGAGATAGTTCGTCTACAAGCAATAGCAGCAAAAATGTCATTTAGAGCAACTTGGTTGACCAATGTTGATAAATCTGACAGGTCAAAAAAGAACATTTATTACACAGCAGCAGAAGCAATTAATGATTTGGTATCAGCGCTTAAATATATAATGCGCTAACTGATATAATAGACTAAAAGGATTATAATGACTAAAAACTTGATAAAGCAAATGATGAAGAAAGTAGATGATAAATCTCATATACTTGACTCTGCTGCTATTATAGAAAAAATTAATAGTGGGTATATAGTAAACCAAAAACCTAAACATACAAAGAAAAAGACTTTTGCTCCATCAGGTTTAGTCTTTGGACATGGAGAATGCCCAAGATATTGGTATCTTGCTTTTGAAGGAAATATCTTTGAAAGCTATAATGATGCATATGATGTTGCTAATATGAATGCTGGAACACTGTCCCATGACAGAATTCAGCAGGCAATGTTAGACTCTGGCATAGCAAAAAGATTTTTGGATGAAAAGCATTTTGAAGAAACTGGCAAAGAAAAAGATACAACAGAGTTCAAGGTTGTTAATTCAGATCCCCCAATTTTTGGTTGGGGAGATGCTATGCTTCTAATAGACAATGAAGAAGTGATTGGCGAAATCAAAACAATGAAGTCTGAATCTTTTGAGTATTACAAAAATAAAGGTGAGCCAGCAGATTATCATGTCAAACAATTAATTATCTATATGAAGGTATTAGGAAAGGCAAAGGGTGTATTGATTTATGAAAATAAAAATAATCATGACCTTCTTGTGTTTCCAATAGAAGTAACAGAGCAATATAAGAATTGGGTAAATACTGCTTTTGATTGGATGCGTGTAGTTTATAAATCTTGGAAAGATAAACAGCTTCCACAGAAAAACTATAGAACAAACTCTAAGATCTGTAAAGAGTGTCCAGTTAAAGCAGCTTGTGCATTGGCAGAACCAGGGGTGGTTAAAATAAATTCTCTGGAGGGATTTAGTGAAACAGTGTGAAAGGTGTGATAGTCGCTTTTCTCCAAAAGTAACATATCAGATCTATTGTAGCGAAAAGTGTAGAGATGAGGCTACACGAGAAAAAATTGCTGAGCGCTACAAAATAACAAGACGACAAAAACGAAAAGGTAAAATTAGAAAATGCCTTGGTGGATGTGGTCAAACATTATCTATCTATAATGATGATGGATTTTGCTCTAACTGTAATGTAAGTAAAAAGTCAGTAGATAAAATGTTAAAACAAATAAAAGGATATTTTGACTATGAGCAAGATTGATCAGCCTAGCCACATATGTGCAATAGATGCTAGCACTAATAGCCTTGCGTTTGCTTTTTATACATATAAACAATTAACTGGATATGGAAAAATAAACTTTAATGGCTCTAATATTTATGAAAAGGTTCAAGATGCTACTGCTAAAACAAAAGCGTTATTTGATCATTATAATATGATTAATGCTATTGTTATTGAGCATACTGTTTTTATGAATTCCCCAAAAACTGCAGCAGATCTTGCTCTGGTTCAGGGTGGTATTTTGGGTGGTGCTGGGCTATCAAACATTTCTGTAATTGGCAGGGTATCGCCAATAACATGGCAAAACTATTTAGGTAATAAGAAACTATCCAAAGAAGAGCAACTACAGATAAGGACAGCAAATCCTGGAAAATCTTTATCTTGGTATAAATCATATGAGCGTGATTTTAGAAAGAAAAGAACAATTAAATTACTAGAAATAGTCTATGATAAAAAAATAGAAGATTATGATGTGGCAGATGCAGCAGGCATTGGGCATTGGGCAATAAATAATTGGGAAAAGGCTGTGAAATTTGACAAGGAGTAGCTATGGCTGGTAAACTATATACAAACGAATTATGGCTTAAGAAGAGATATCATATGGATAAAAAAAGTCCAGAAGATATAGCTAAAGAATGTGGGGTAAGCGTGGAGACTATCTATGTATATCTTGCTAAATTTGGATTAAGGAAATCAAAGCGATGAGCGACAAAGAAAAATTTATTATTAAGGTTGATCAGGTCAACCATCCATACCACTACACTACTGATCCAAGCGGGGTAGAGGCAATTGAAATTACTAGACACAGAAACTTTAATATTGGTAATGCAATAAAGTATCTCTGGAGAGCTGGTATTAAAGATGAATCTAAACATATTGAAGATTTGAAGAAGGCTATCTTTTATATACAAGATGAAATCAATAGACTAGAAGGCAAATATGACAAACGCAGAAATAGAAATCGTAAAACACCTTGATGAGGTAAATAAGGTTGTTGAAGAATATCTTAAAGGTAATGATCCAACTAAGATTTCTAAGACACTAGATTTACCACGTACCCGTGTAGTAGCACACCTAAACGAGTGGAAAGCTATGGCATCTGCAAATGATGCTATTCGTGCTCGTGCTAAAGATGCTTTAGTTGGTGCTGATGCACACTATACAAAACTAATTCAGCAGGCATACGAAGTTATTGATGATGCAACAACTACAGCAAATCTTAATGCTAAGACTGCAGCAATTAAACTAGTTATGGATATTGAAGCACGTCGTATTGATATGCTACAAAAAGCTGGTTTGTTAGAGAATAAAGAATTAGCAGAAGAGATGGTTGAAATTGAACGTAGGCAAGAAGTTCTTGTTGGAATACTTCGTGATATTGCTTCTACCCATCCAGAAGTTCGTGATCTTATTATGCAGCGCCTATCTACAATTGCAAAAGAGGGAGAGGTAATAACAGTTGTCCACAATGTTCAATGATTTTCTTGAAGCACTTCAGGATAATCCATTTGAAGAGAATCCAGTAGATGTTAAAACATTTGTTGAATCTCCAGACTATTTAGGTCAGCCACAGCTGTCCCAGATTCAGTATGACATTGTTGAAGCAATGAGCCAAATCTATCGTAGAGAAGACCTACAGGTTTTAATGGGCACAGAGGCTGGCGATAGACATTTTTCTAAATACACTAAAAATGAAATTATTTTGCAATTGGGAAAGGGTAGCGGGAAAGACTTTGTTTCTACTGTTGCTTGTGCATATGTTGTTTACAAGCTTCTTTGCTTGAAAGATCCAGCACGATACTACGGCAAACCTAGTGGAGACGCCATTGATATTATTAACGTTGCTATTAACGCAGAGCAGGCCAAGAATGTTTTCTTCAAAGGATTTAAAACCAAGATTGAAAAGTCTCCTTGGTTTGGCGGAAAGTATGAGGCAAAGGTAAACTCTATTGGTTTTAATAAGTCTATTACTGTTTATTCTGGTCACTCTGAGCGTGAATCACATGAGGGTCTTAACTTATTTATGGCGGTACTTGATGAGATTTCTGGTTTTGCTACAGAAGTAGGAACAGGAAACGATCAAGGTAAGACTGCTGACAATATATATAAAGCATTTAGAGGAACAGTAGATTCTCGTTTTCCAGATCTTGGAAAGGTCGTGCTTCTTTCATTTCCACGCTACAATGGCGATTTCATTTCAAAACGGTATGAAGAAGTTATTATGGAAAAAGAAGTAATAGAAAGACGACATAAGTTTATTATTAATGAAGAATTACCAGAAGGACCAGACAATGAATTTGAAATAGTCTGGGAAGAAGATCATATTTTGTCTTATAAATATCCTAGAATGTTTGCCCTTAAAAGACCTACATGGGAAGTAAATCCTACTAGAAAGATTGATGATTTTAAGATTGCATTTTTAACAGATTTAGGAGATGCTATGATGCGTTTCCTTTGCACACCAACCTATTCATCTGATGCATTCTTTAAACAAAAAGAAAAACTTGAAAAATGTATGACACTTAGAAACCCTATAGATTCTCACAGGAGATTTGACTTGTCTTTTAAGCCAGATCCTGATAAGATATATTATATCCATGCAGACCTTGCACAAAAGCATGACAAATGTGCAGTAGCAATTGCACATGTTGAACGATGGGTGAACATACAAGTAATAAAAGATTACGAACAGGTTGCACCTATTGTTGTTGTTGATGCCGTTGCTTGGTGGGAGCCAAAAGTGGAAGGTCCAGTAGATCTTTCTGAGGTAAAAAAGTGGATTATAAATCTTCGTAGAGAAGGTTTTAATATTGGTATGGTTACATTTGACCGTTGGCAATCCTTTGATATTCAACAGGAATTAAAAGCGGTAGGAATAAGAACTGATACCGTTTCGGTTGCTAAAAAACATTATGAAGATTTAGCA